TGCTGCTGTTTTAATTAATTCGTTTATAGATAAAACTGATTTACCAAATCGTCTATGACATACAAGAACACTAAATCGTTTTCTATTTTTATGAACTTCTTGTTGATAAGCTCTTGGCTTATATGGGATCTCTACTATCTTAGTCTTCTTTTTGCCATTGGACTTTGACTTGGACTGGTTCATCTATACTCATTTTTGTGTTTGATGATGTAAGTCTTGCATGAACGTATGGTGCAGCTTTTTCGGCTGCATACATTTTTCTTTCAGGACTACTTGCAGGATTGTTTAACACAGCAAGTAAATAATCTAAAGGAGAATGTTGATATTTTTCTGCCATTTCTTCCATAGATTTCCACAGAGCTTTTGACTTAGATCCAACAGGTCTACCAGCTCCAGGTCTTTTTCCACCATGATTTGATTTAACTTCTTCTGACATTAAATTTTTCTACCTTTTTTATTAAACTGTCTATATTCAGGAAAGTTAAGTCCTTTTTGTTTTCCTAAAGCTCTTATTGCACTTGGAGCCATAAAGGCAGCAGTTGCTGTAATTGGATTCATAAATGCAAACTTACCAACTTTAAATAAAGTTTTTGGCAAAGTCTTTCCTAAGAACCTTTGTTCAG